ACTCAAACCGGGCGGCGGTTACATGTGGCACGTGCGCGGCACCAACGGCACCTAACCACACCCAGGCCCCTATGACTCAGCCGCTCGTCTCGAGTGTCCGTAACGCAAACCCCCTAACCTAACATCCTCGCCAACACATCAACCATGCGCGATCCAGTCGACCTCCGTGACCAAGAACGTGACGCCGAAGCCGAAGAGGTGGTGGCGCGCGAACGCAGGCGCAGGGAACTCGAGGACCTCAAGTGGCTGATGGCCCACCCCCAAGGGCGGCGCATCGTGACGCGTCTGCTGGATGCGGCCGGTGTCAGCCGGTCTTCGTACAACCACAGCGGTTCGCTGATGGCGTTCAACGAAGGCAGGCGAGACATCGGGCTGTTCATCACAGCAGAGGTGCTCGAGGCAGCCCCCGAGGGGTACTTCAAGCTCTTGAAAGAATATCAAGGCAATGACTGACACGACAGCAGCGACCAGCGCAACGACCACCGAAGCTGGGGATGCACAGGCTGAGGCCAACGTCGACACCGCAGTGCAGACCGAAGCGCAGACCCCCGCGACCGACAAGCCCGCAGAGGCTGTTGTTCCCGAGGCCTACGAGTTCGCAATGCCCGAGGGGATCACCCTCGACAAGACTGCATCCGACGAGTTCAGCGCAGTGGCCAAAGAGCTCAAGCTCGACCAGGCCACGGCGCAGAAGGTGGCTGATGTGGGCATCAAGATGGCCCAGCGTCAGCAGGAAGTTTTCGAGACCACCAAGGCCGCCTGGGCCGAGCAGTCGCGCACCGACAAAGACATCGGCGGCGACAACTTCGACCAGAACATGGCCGTGGCCTTGAAGACCCTCAACACCTTTGGCTCGCCGGAGCTCAAAGACGTGCTGAACGCCAGTGGGTTGGGCAACCACCCTGCGGTGATCAAGCTGCTGGTGAAAGCCGGCAAGGCCATCAGCGACGACGGGTTCGTCTCCGGCTCCCCCAAGGGCGCCGAGACGGACATGGCAAAGAAAATGTTCCCCTCTATGAACTGAAAGGTATCCCATGGCTGCTCTCGCTGCAAACAACCCCACCCTGCTGGACGTCGCCAAGCGTCTGGACCCCGATGGCCGCATCGCCTCGATCGTCGAGCTGATGGCCGCGACCAACGATGTCCTGAGCGACATGTCCTGGCAGGAAGGCAACCTGACCACGGGTCACAAGACCACCGTGCGCACCGGTCTGCCCACTCCCACCTGGCGCAAGATGTACGGTGGCGTGATCCCCGGCAAGGCGACCACCGCGCAGGTGACCGACTCGTGCGGCATGCTCGAAGCCTACGCTGAGATCGACAAGGCGCTGGCTGACCTCAACGGCAACACCGCCGCCTTCCGCCTGTCGGAAGATGCCGCCCACATCGAGGGCATGTCCCAAGAGCTGGCCCAGACGCTGTTCTACGGCAACGAAGGCACCGAGCCCGAAGCCTTCACCGGCCTGGCCCCGCGCTACAACTCGCTGTCCGCGCAGAACGCCGACAACATCGTCAGCGGTGGCGGTGTCAGCACCGACAACACCTCGATCTGGCTGTGCGTGTGGGGTCCTCAGACCGGCTTCGGCATCTACCCCAAGGGCAGCCAAGCTGGCCTGCAGATGACCGACAAGGGCCAGGTCACCATCGAGAACGTCGATGGCAACGGGGGCCGCATGGAAGGCTACCGGACGCACTACCGTCAGGACGCCGGCCTGGTCGTCCGTGACTGGCGCTACTTCGTGCGCATCCCCAACATCGACGTTGGCGCGCTGACGACCGAAGGCACTGCCGCCAACCGCGCCGACGCGCAGAAGGCTCTGATCAACCTGATGGTCGCTGCCTCCGAGCGCATCCCCAGCTTCGGCAAGGGCCGTGCCGTGTGGTACGTCAACCGCACGATCCGCGAAGCGCTGCGCAAGGGCATCCTGGAACGCGTCAGCAACAACCTGTCCTGGGAAACCGTGGAAGGCAAGCGTGTGATGACGTTCGACGACATCCCCGTGCGCCGCACCGACGCTCTCGTGAACAACGAAGCTGTCGTCTCCTGATCGGCCGCTGAACTCTGAAAGGAACACACCATGATTCTCGATTCTCGCAATGAGTTCTGCGACGCCGTCGCGCTGAACACGGGGGCCGCCGGCTCTTACCTGCTGGGCAACCAGATCGACCAGGGCGTGACGGCCAGCCCCGGCCCCGCCGGCCACGGCCCGGAGCTGTACCTGGTGATTGCCGTGGACACCGGCATCACCGCTGGTTCCGCAGGCACGGTCTCGTTCTCGCTGGCCTCTGATGACAGCGCGGCGATCGCCACCAACGGCACGGCCACGGTGCACTTCACCACGGCCGCGTTCGTCACCGGCACCGGCACCGGCACCACCACGCTGAAGCCCGGCACGGTGCTGGCTGTGGTTGCACTGCCCCGCGCGTTCAACTACGAGCGCTACCTGGGCATCCTGCAGACCACGGGCACGGCCGCGATCACGGCAGGCAAGATCAACGCCTTCCTGACCACGGACCCCGCCGGCTGGGCTGCATACGACGCGCCCTTCCAGGCTTGAACGGACTGACCCATGAAAGTTGTTGCAACTGAAATGGGCTTCGTTGACGGCAACCGCGTCCGCGCGGGGACCGTCTTCGATGTGCCGGAAGGCAGCACCGCCAAGTGGTACGTGCCACTGGAGAGCGCAGCCAGCAAGGCCAAGCCGGAAGCCAAGGCCAAGGCCGTCAAGCCCGAGGCGCTCTCGCAGATGGGCCGCGACAAGCCCAAGACCTTCACCGAGGTCCACGCCGAGAAGCCCGACCTGGCCTGACCGGTCGGCACCCCAAGGCCCGCTGGCTCACGCCGGCGGGCCTTTTTCTTTGCGTGTCCGTGGCACTGCAAGGCGCCCATAAACTCGCAGCGACTGGAGAATCCCCATGGCAAGCGTCGTCCAACTCTGCAACATGGCGTTGAGCCACATCGGCTCCGAAGCGCGCGTCGCCTCGATCAACCCACCCGATGGCAGCGTCGAGGCGGGCCACTGCGCGACGTTCTACGACCAGGCGCGCACGGAGATGATCGAGCCTGGCGCCTGGCCTTTCACCCTGGCCCGCGCTTCGCTGGCTCAGGTCACCAACGCCAGCCCCACCTGGGCGTTTGCCCACGCCTTGCCGTCTGACTGCCTGCGCCCCCTGCGCGTGCTCGAGAGCGGGGCCACGAGTGATGCCGACAGCGCCAACTTCGAGCGCGAGGGTGAGGTGCTCTACACCAACGAGGAGAACCCCACGCTGGTCTATGTGCGCGACGTCACTGACACCACCAAGTTCAGTCCCAGCTTCACTGCGGCGCTTGGCTACCTGCTGGCGGCCTACGTCGCAGGGCCCATCATCAAGGGCAACGATGGCATTCGCATCGGCGACGCCATGCGTCAGCGCGCGATGTCCTTGGCCGAGGTGTCTGCCACGGCAGCGGCCAACGCCACGAGTACCGAGCACATCCTCACCTCCAGCATCGTGGCGGTGCGCGCATGAGCACGAAGGTCCTGTACCGCAGCTTTGCGGGCGGCGAGATCACGGGCGAGCTCGCAGGCCGGGTCGACCTCACCAAATTCCAGACCGGCTTGAGCCTGTGCCGCAACTTCATCGTGCTGCCCCACGGCCCGGTTGCTCGGCGCCCGGGCTTTGAGTTCGTGAATGAGGCCAAGGACAGCACGCACGCGGTGCGCTTGATGCCCTTCAGCTTCAGCACCGAGCAGACCGCAGTGATCGAGTTCGGTCACCAGTACGTGCGCTTCCACGTCAACGGGGGCACGCTGCTCGAGGACTCGGTGGCGATCAGCTCCATCGCAGGCTCGACGGTCAACACGACCGCGGCGCACGGATACAGCACCGGCGACTGGGCCTTCATCGGCACCCGATACCACAAGGTCACCGTGGTCGACGCCGACACGTTCACGACCGCCGACCTGTGGGGTGTGGCGACCACCGCGTCGGGCACGACCGCAGCGCGCGTCTACACGTTGACCACGAGCTACGACTCGGACGACCTGTTCGACCTGCACTTCACGCAGAGCTCGGACGTGATCACGATCGCGCACCCGAACTACCCCGCGGCCGAGCTCTCGCGCCTGGGCGCGGCCAGTTGGTCGTTGACCAACGTCTCGTTCGCTGCGCCGGCGGGGGCTCCGACCGGCGTCGCCGTCGCCCCAACAATCCCGCAGAACCAGAACCTCTCCCCTCAGCGCTACGTGGTGACCGCGGTGGGTCGTGATGGCACAACCGAGTCGCTGCCGAGCGCACCGGTCGGGACGACCAACAACCTGAGCCTGGCGGGCAACTTCAACACCGTGATCTGGAACTCGGTCTCGGGCGCCCCGCGCTACAACGTCTACAAGCTGCGCGGCGGGGTCTATGGCTACATCGGCCAGGTCCCGGCGGCGACGGGCGGCTCACCAAAGACCGTCACCGAAGTGCGAATGACAGACGTCACCGCCATCAACCCCATCGGGGGCGTGTTGGTTGCGGTCAGAACAGCGAAGATCCAGGTCACCACCAGCGCGGCCCACGGCTACATCGTCGGGGACCGCCCCCTACTGGAGAACACCGGGGTGCCGTCCGTCGACGGGGTATGGCAGATCACGGACGTGCCCAGCGCCACCACGTTCAAGTTTGCGCAAGCACGCAAATGGACGTACAGCACCTACAACCCGACCCCCTACGTCCTCAGCACCACCGGTCAGGCCAGCATCCCCGCGCTCTCGCTGTCCGACGACAACGTCCTGGCCGACACCTCGCAGTCGCCGCCCGAGGATCTGATCGCACTCAACGCCGAGAGCGGGGACTACCCCGCGACCGTCACCTACCACGAACAGCGCCGCTGGTTCGCAGGCACCAACGGCAAGCCACAGGTGGTGTGGGCCACCCGCACCGGCACCGAGAGCAACCTGACGAGCTCGATCCCCTCGCGCGCCGCCGACGGCATGGAGCTGCGCGTGGCGGCCATGCAGAACAACCAGGTGCGCCACCTGGTCGCACTGACCGACCTGATCGCGCTGACTGCTGCCGGTGAGTTCCGCATCGGCGCCGATGGTGACAGCGCGA